TGAATAGGTACGATCTGGTCAATGTTGCGTACAGTAGCTAGTTTACGTTCAGTCATTTTCAATCTTCCTGTGGTTGTTAAAGGTTCTTGCTCTCAATTCTTGTTTTGCATTTGGCTTCTCACTAAACCATGCTCCAAGTTTCTTGTTGTAGTCTTGCGATAGTCCGTTGTCCCATCCTGTAGCTTGCTCTGGTAACGAAGGCTCTTCACTTATCATTTTCCCGGCGTCAGGAATACGATCTGGTTGCGCTTGATGCCACTCACTTGACCCGCACTGTGAGCAGTTCAGTTTGTGAACGTCATCAAAACTCACGTTCGATGTGTACTCTTGCGATCCACAGTCATTGCACTCCCAAACACTACCGCTTGTTTCCGCCTTGTTCTGTAATGTTTTCATATCACCTCCGCTGATTTAAGGTTGCCCGTCTCACCGTCGAATGTGAGTTTGAGATTGTTATCAGGTGTTGCTACACGGTAATACATCTCAATTCCCGTGAGGTCAACTAGGCAATAGAGAACAACATCAGGCTGCTTGATACGCCACTCACGATTACCGGAAATTACGGTAAATGGCGTCACCATTCCATCTTGCCAGTCCACCCAAGCACCCCATGCGCCTTGGTGGTCTTTGTAGCGAAGCTGGACTGTTGTTCCGTCAGCAATTGCATAGATTATTTCTTTTAAGGGGTGTGGTGTTTTCATTTTGTTACTCCAAAGTGTTCTTTAATGTCATTAACCAACTCAAAAGCCCAAACAGGTTCAGCATATTGAGCCGCTTCTAAGTAAATCTTATTTAAGCATTCCTTAACAATCAACTTGGCAAACTTTTCCTTGTCAAATCCGTAAAACGCCAATCTCACTGTGGGCAAATCTTTATAACCAGCCTGCGTAGCAAGTTCTTGTATGCGGTTGGCTTTCATAGTGGCGCGTCTTCATAGTTATTAGGGTTGAACCTCGGTAATGACGCATTCGCTGGTGCATTCGGCTGCTTTACTGGTAGCGTCAAAGGGAAAGGCCAATTGTTCATTTTGAAAACTCTTTAATTAAACTATCAAGCCAGCGGTGACGATACTTTTGCATTTGGTCAGAATGGATTTCATCATCACTCGTACGAAAACCATTAGCTATTAGCCACTCCCTCACAGTATATTTTCCATTTAATCGTTCACTAATAATGAACTTAGCGCGGACGCAATTTTCCCACTGTTTACTATCTTTAACGGCTACCTCATCAATAGCCATACAAATATAGCTATATTTTGAATCTGAACAATTTAGTGCTAAATACTTCTTAGCTTCTTTAAATATAACAGCTATTTGTTTATTAGATGTTGATTTCATATCAAATACTCATTTTAATTAAGACAACAAGAACAGTTACTAAAGTAATTATCATAGATTATCAAATACTTCTTGCTTTACTTTATACTTTGAAGCCACTAACTCAGTGATAATAGACATAACATTATTATATCCTTTGCTTACAATCAATTCAGCAACATCATTGCATGAAGACCACAAGTAAAACTCTTCCTGCCACACTGAATAATCTTCATCAGTAATATTATCATCAATAATATATCTATCGTTTGCCATCTTAGCCTCTTTAAAGTTTACATCTTAGTAATATACTTTATATGTATATAACTATAAATGGTATTTAACTACTTAGTCTTGCTTTGAAGTGTCTATGAAGACTACTAAGTAGTTAGTGTAGCACGCTTTTGGCCTAGCTGTCAACAATCTCAGAACTTTCGTCATTGTATTCTTCTATCAGGTCTGTTCTGTCGATAGTCGGTAGATATGAATCATTCCTGATGACCCCGAGACAGCCTGAGCAAGTGTCTAAGAACTCGCCCGTATGAGCGTGTCGTCTAGTCGATTCGTAATCGCTAAGGTTTTTATCGCAACAAATACACTTCATTTTAAATCCTATTTATAGCCCCTACAAGGGCTGTTTAACTGTTCAGGCTACGCTGCTATACCGTAGCCCCTTTAAAGGGCTTCTAAGCCCCTTCTAAGGGCTTTAAAGCACTATCGCAGACCTGCTTAACTTACCATTCTCTATGTTCTGCTTGAAACAGTGCCAGCCATCGCTTGATTGTGCAATGTAGGCATTGAATTTAGGCTCTGACCGACAATGGCCTTCTATGTTTGCCCGTTCGAGTAGTGCCCCTTCCTCTGTTATAAATGAGCCTGCAAAGAACGCCATTAATACCATTGAAGAAACTACAACCACTTCACCTATTGTTTTAAGCGGCTCATTCATTTAGTGCTCTCGCTCGGTGTCTCGATGGGCTTAAAAGCTGCCTCAACGCACGATAATAGTGAATCACTCCCTGAGCTATAGCCTGAATATCCTAGGTTACTGATGGCCTTTGTAGCTATTACTTCGCCCCGTCCGTCATGTAAATACATAATAAACCCGGTAGTGCATCGTACAATCTCTACTGTTTCAATAGTTGATTTAATTGGTGTTGTCATAATATATTATTCCTTTAAATTGATACTGCTTTACGCTATTACTTACGCAATAGCTTTAACTATTTTGTATAACTCTAATACTATACCATCAGGCATAGTTGAATTATCTTCTATCCACTCGCGTGCAAATCCTTTATCGTTGAATGTTGCTGCTACGATGCCGCTTGAAATATGAACTATTTTATACATAATGCTTTATACATTGTGAACCAGCAAAATCGCTGACAATAGGAGCCACTTTAAAGCCCCTACAATCAATTATTTTAACGTCCTGCACCTCTAGGGTTGATTTTCATTATGCGCCCTCTAATGGCGTCAATCTCGATCCATAACTTAATAGCATAATTATCCTTTACATCATATCGTCCTACTTTCAATGTATCGTGACAATCATTTAAAGCATGAGTGCATTGTGCCATGCTATAGTTTTTAAACTTATTATTATAAGTGTTGACTGTATCGGTGTAATTAATAGCGTTCATCATAGTATTTAATTATTAAGTTTATCGTCAAGAACTAAAATACAATCTAGTAAAGCATCTCCTACAGTTTCATTTTCAGGAAAGTTAGTAATAAGAGCTTGGAGACAATCAAGTAATTGATTTTCATCGGTGATTGTCCGTAATTTAGCTAATAATTCAGGCATCATAATATATTCTCTAGTTTAAAGGTTATCCTGTAAAATACAGGCCATAGGATTATTATATAACCCTACAGTCTATACTCTAGTTTAGAGCGACAATGCTATCATGCGTGACGCTGCACTGTAAACTACAAAACCCGTCATGTCATGCTTTGCTGCACCTTTGGCATATAACGCGACAATTGTATTCTTTGGTTCAACATGGCGTATGTCGCTATTGTCTCCACCGATAACATCCAAGCCCATAAACTTATTAGGGATGATGTCCTTTGACCGGAAAACCGCTGCAATTCTCATTCCTTTGGACAATGCTATATTGACATACTTTTGGTATTTTAAGACGCCACTATAAGAGAATGTAAGGTCATCGTTTGATGGGATGTTATCACGGTTTACGTCTTTGGTGTAATCATAGAAATCGACTGTAGGGAAAGCGCCCATTATGTTTTCATAATATATACCATCAACTGTTAACGGTACATTTTCCCATCGTATGTCAGACGTACCATTTAAACGTATAAGCGGTATTAAACCCTGTTTCTTTGCTTTATTAATCAATGAAACAATGTTTTTATACAATTGAATCATAAATGTAGCACGTTCTTCGAAGTACCAAACTGTTTTATTGATACGACCTTGCTGAACGCTATTAAACGCACCGCGTCCGGCACTATAAAGGCAGGCTTTGCTACACTCTGCTATAACGGCCATTGAACAAGTATTGTAAGCGGTAGTAGTAGCAGGCGCGAGATATAGAATGCCCGTCAGATAACCCAGCTTTTCACCTTTTACAGTCTTAGAATCGGCACTTATTGATAGCAGGTTTTTGGTTTGAAACATGATAATTATCTCTTAAGGGTTATTTAGTAAGACAGTCAAAGTATTCTAGCATAAGACATAAGGTGACTATCAATGCTACAAATACTAACATGAAACGGGTTGCGAGATATAAGGTTGACATGGTGGTTATCCTGTTAAGCCTTGCTTTATTGCTTGGCATGGCTTAATTATATAGAGTTATAAATACCCATGTCAACTTGAAGGACATTATCGTAGTGTTGTATTTTAGAGACACTATAGAATACTTATCCACAGATTGTCAGCCTGCGTGAGTCTTATATAAGACCTGATATTGTGGATAACTATAACTACCAGTGTGGATAACTTTGGCTGGTGCTGGTATGGCTTGACCCCATGATAGGCGCTTGTAGGACGTTTAAAGCCTTCGAAGCATGGCACGATACTTGCCCCCTAGAATGATGAGACTATAATGTGACTGATGAGTCTACATTGTGACTTGATAGGTGTCTTCGTAGGCACCATCTCAGTCCCCCGCTTCGCAGTCATCGTCGCAGTCATCGTCGCAGTCATCGTCGCAGTCATCGTCACAGTATACGCACAAACGGTGGATGATGTATATCAGTGATGGCTTATATAAGCATTGACGTATATAACCAGCTTCGATGTATATCAGTGATGACTTATATAAGCGTATGACTATATAAGCATATAAGCATACATTGATGGGGGGAGGGTCATCGGAGACTGTATAACTTTTACAGGAGCCTCTGAAGTTCATAAAAAGGTAAAACTGAGCACTAGCGTTGGAAAGACCTACTAAGCAAACTAAATAGATTTAATCCCTTATAGACTATAAAGTCATAAGTGTCTGATCTATATAGACAAAAGAGTAATATAGACAAATAGCTGTTAATGTTAATATAAAAGTTATTATCTTAGGTGTACTTCAACGCTAGTGCTCATAGGTCGAAGGACTGAACAGTACGTAGAAGTACGTAGTCTAAGAAGTTCACCATGTGAAAGAAGTGTAAAGTTTAAGTAAAGTTCATGCAAAGTAGAAGAAAAGCTTGACATCTAAGAAATAGTAGTGTATAATATCTATATAGTCTAAGAAGTTTGACCCTCTTCTAAGACACAATGTGTACAGTTGAGTAAACGAACTGAGAAGTAAATACACACTTAGATAAATAAATTAAAGTAATATTAATAAAGTATTTACTTTAATGTTTAAACTTCTTAGTGACTTCTTAGTGACTTCTTAGTGACTTCTTAGTGACTTCATAGTTACTTTAAAGTAAATACTTATAGAATAAACAATTGATGATGATTGTCTTCCTCAGAAAGGATAAAAGACTAATGGATATAGAAACAATACTTGTTGAAGAAACACAAGAAGATAGGTCTTTAAGAGCAAAGGCTTTTACTATCAGTAAACGTAAAGATGTGACACCAATAGTACCTAAAGTTCGTGGCAAAGGTAGACCACCTAAAGCCGATCTTCAAGCAGTTAAAGACAGAACTAAAGGTAAAGTAGGTCGGCCTGTCGGTGACACTGGAAGGTTGATGGAATTTAAAGAGCGTCTACTAGCTACAGGTGGTACTAGAATCTTAGACAAGATGATTAGCATTGCACTTAATGACGAGCATCCCGGTCAGATGGCTGCTATCAAAATGTCTATAGATCGTCTGTTACCTCTCAGTGCCTTTGATGCCTCTAAGAACTCTGCTGGCTCTATGCCTCAGATTTCAATTAACATAACCTCGCTGGGTCAATCCAGTATCTCAGCAATAGAAACCATAGAAGACATTACAGATATAGACACTGAGTAATCAGCTTGAAACACGTCTAGGGTGCGTGTGTCTAAACACCCTTCCTTATCAAGAGGACTTACATAATGAAACCAAGACAAGAAGCTACTTTAGCTGGTAAAATAACATACTTTACAGGCAAACCCTGTAAGCATGGACATATAGCACAACGAAGAACAATTAATGGTTGTTGTGTTGGATGTGAAACTGTAAAGAATAATTCAACAGCTCGTCAAGAATACATGACAGAGTATGCCGATACACAGCGATCTAAAATTAGAGAAATCGCATCTCGCTGGCAAAGAAATAATAAAGGTAAGGTTAATGCAAACACAGCGTTACGACACACTGCAAAGATGTCCCGAACACCTTTATGGCTAACGGCAGAAGATAAATTACATATTAGATGTCTTTACCAATTATCTGCAATGCGTAGCCGAGAATCAGATGTTGAATGGAATGTTGACCATATTGTTCCCTTACAAGGTAAAACAGTAAGTGGTCTTCATGTACCGTGGAATCTTCAAGTTATTCCTGCCTCCGTTAATTTTAGAAAGAATAATAGATTTCATGACAACTCTTAATTTTGAACTGCTTTCATGGCAAAAAGAAGTATTTAATGATAAAACGCGGTTTAAGGTTGTAGCCGCAGGGCGACGATGTGGTAAATCAAGGCTATCAGCTATCCAGCTTTTAATTGAGGGTTTAAACTGCCCTGTAGGGTCTGCTGTTATGTATGTGGCCCCTACTCTTGGAATGGCTCGTACAATTATGTGGGACTTGCTACAAGACCTTGGAAGACCTGTTATTAAATCTTCTCATTTAAACAATTTAGAAATAACATTAATTAACGGAAGAAAGATTCTACTTAGGGGTGCAGATAATCCTGACTCGTTACGGGGTGTTTCTCTAACTTATGTTGTATTGGATGAATGTGCTTTTATTAAAGAAGATACATGGCAAAAGATTCTCCGTGCTGCATTATCCGATAAAAAGGGAAGAGCCTTATTTATTTCAACACCATCAGGACGAAACTGGTTTTATGATTTATATAAACTAGGTGAGAGTGAGATTGATGAAGAATGGAGAAGCTGGCATAAAACCACAGCAGATAATGAAACCATTGACCCTAAAGAGATTGAAGCTGCAAAGCGTACTCTAAGTACATTTGCATTCAAGCAAGAATACTTATCCAGCTTCGATACAGCAGGAGCAGACCTCTTCAAAGAACACTGGTTCAAGAAAGAGCCTGAACCTACCTATGGGCAGTATGTAATTGCTATTGACTTGGCAGGCTTTGAAGATGTAGGCTCAGGTGCTAAGGCATCCAAGAAGAGACTAGATGAAACAGCTATCGCTATTGTAAAGGTAGAGGATGATGGCAACTGGTGGGTAGATAAGATTCTACATGGCAGATGGGACATCAAAGAGACTGCTGTGACGATTCTGAAGGTTATACGCGATTATGAGCCTACAGCAGTAGGGATAGAGCGAGGTGCTCTAAAGAACGCTGTATTGCCCTATCTAAGCGATTTAATGAGGAAGAACAATGTTTACAGTCATATCCACGATCTTACTCACGGAAATAAAAAGAAAGTAGATCGAGTTGTCTGGTCTTTGCAAGGTCGGATGGAACATGGACGTATCTCATTCAATCCTGAAGAGGACTGGAGAGAGTTCCAAGACCAGATGGTAATGTTCCCAACTTCAGGCGTACACGATGACTTGATAGACGCTCTTTCATATATTGACCAACTCGCACTCAGTAGTTACCAACAGGACTACGAGGAAGATGAACACCTTACCCTAGATATTATCTCAGGCTACTAATTAATAACAAGGAACAAATGGCTACAAATAAAACTAAAGCAGACGTACCAGAGTGGGAAGAGCCTACGGACAGTGAGAAAGAGCTTACTGAGTGGGTTGTAGATCACCTTGATCGCTGGCGCGACTACCGAGACTCTAACTTCCTTGATTTGTGGGAAGAGTATGAGCGTATCTTCCGTGGTCAATGGGCAGCAGAGGATAAGACTCGTGACTCAGAGCGTAGCCGCATCATCTCACCAGCTACTCAGCAGGCTGTGGAGACTCGTCACGCAGAGATCATCGAAGCTATCTTCGGTCAGGGTGAGTTCTTCGACATTCAAGATGACTTGAAAGACGTAGATGGCAACCCAATGGACGTAGAAGCTCTTAAAGCTCAGTTGATGGAAGACTTTAAGAAGGATAAGATCAAGAAGAGTATCGACCACATTGAATTGATGGCTGAAATCTATGGTACAGGTATCGGTGAGATCATTATCAAGAGTGAAACACAATATAAGCCAGCTACACAGGCCATGCCGGGTATTCAAGGAACAGCAGCTATCGGTGTAACAGAATCTCAGCGTACAAGTGTACGAATTAAGCCTGTAAACCCCAAGAACTTCCTTATTGACCCTAATGCAGACTCTATTGATGAAGCTATGGGCTGTGCAATTGAGAAATATGTATCAATTCACAAGGTTATTGAGGGTATGGAGCGTGGTATTTACAAGAAAGTAGATATTACACCTGAATATGACGATACTTCCTTGGAACCTACTCAGGAACTCCGTAACTATCAAGACGATAAAGTCAAGATCATCACTTACTATGGCCTAGTACCTAAAGAGTACCTCTTAGGGCTTGAGAACGGTGAAGAAGAGGTGGTAGACCTGTTCCCTGAAGACTCTGTAGCTGATGACTATTCAGGGCTTGTAGAGGCTATTATCGTCATTGCTAACGATTCTATCTTGCTCAAGGCTGAAGAGAACCCTTACATGATGAAAGATCGTCCTGTAATCGCCTATCAAGATGATACTGTACCGGGACGCTTCCACGGACGGGGAACTGTAGAGAAAGCATATAATATGCAGAAGGCCATTGATGGTCAACTTCGTGCTCATATGGACTCACTAGCCCTTACTACAGCACCGATGATCGCTATGGATGCTACTAGGCTACCACGGGGTGCTAAGTTTGAAGTGAAGCCCGGTAAAGCTATTCTCACTAACGGCCCACCCGGTGATATTATCTTCCCATTCCACTTCGGACAGACAGATGGTAATGCAGCGGCGGCGGCACAGAACTTTGAGCGTATGTTGCTTCAGGCTACTGGCACTGTAGATTCCGCAGGTTTACCGTCCAATGTGCAACGAGATGGCGGCCAACAGGGAATGTCGATGGCTATGGCAGGCATCATTAAGAAGTACAAGCGTACTCTGGTGAACTTCCAAGAAGACTTTATGATTCCTTTTATCAATAAAGCAGCCTATCGTTATATGCAGTTTGACCCTGAGCGTTATCCTTCTGTTGATATGGTCTTTGTGCCTACAGCTACTCTCGGTGTCTTGGCTCGTGAGTTTGAACAACAGCAGCTTATTGGCCTGTTGCAGACACTTGGCCCTAATACTCCTGTATTGCCTTTGTTGCTTAAAGGTATCCTCGGTAACTCCAGCCTTTCTAACCGTGCAGAACTGATGACAGGTTTAGATAAGATGAGCCAGCCAGACCCTAATGCAGCACAAGCTCAACAGGCACAGCAAGAGGCAGCACAACAGCTTGCAGCAGCACAGGTAGCCGATGTAAGTGCAAGTGCTATGAAGAAGCAGGCAGAGACTCAGAAGATTACTGTAGAGACTCAACTGCTCCCAGAGGAACAGAAGATTAAGATTGTTCAGGCTGCTTCTACGAATCTTGATAGTGATAAAGAGTTTGAAAAGCGTATGCAGCTTGCAGACATGATGCTTAAAGAGAAGGATTTGAATCTTAAAGCAGCAGATAGTGCAAGTAACGAACGAATTGCTCTGGCACAGATGGATAAGAAGAAACAAACTGATACTGAGTTCGTAAGTGCTCTAGGAGGCTAATAAATGGTATCTGTTGACGCTAAGTTACTTGTACTTGCTAAATTAACTTCTAAGTTAAAGCAAGATGTACTTGAAGTCAAAGCCTTTACTGAAATTACACAGAAACTGGAAGGCCCACGAGGGTTTTCTGGTAAGGATGGTAAAGACGGTAAAGATGGCGTTGACGGTAAAGACGGTAAGGATGGTAAAGACGGTGTAGACGGTAAAGAAGGCACTGATGGCACTGATGGTGTTTCAGTAGTAGATGCTGAAATTGCTTTAGATGGTAATCTTGTTATTACTCTTTCCAACGGTAAGGAAATTGATGCAGGATATGCCAGAGGTGAGCGAGGCCCACAAGGTATCTCACTAGCTTCTACCGGGGGTAGCAACGGAGGCTTTTACAACATCGACGGTGGTTTATATAATTCAGTTTATGGTGGTACAACCGCTCTAGACGCAGGAGGCCCATAATGTCAGTTCAAATACAAATGCGGAGAGGCACTGCTGCTCAGTGGACAACAGCTAATACTCTCTTGGCTGAAGGCGAGATTGGCCTTGAGCTAGATACTTCTAAGATTAAGATGGGAACTGGCTTGCTGGCTTGGAACTCTTTGCCTTATTATGATGCAGGAAGCAGTTCAGGAGCAGTTACATCAGTATCAGCTACTTCCCCTCTTGCATCTACAGGAGGAACCACACCGACACTCAGCATACCCGCTAGTTCAAGCACTATAAATGGTTATTTAAGTTCAATAGATTGGAATACTTTCAATGGTAAACAAGCTGCACTAGGATTTACTCCTTATAATGCAACTAACCCGGCAGGATATATTTCAAGTTATACTGAAACTGACCCTATCTTTGTTGCAAGCCCTTCATACGCTATTACAACAACTAAAATATCTAATTGGGATACTGCATATAGTTGGGGAAACCATGCCTCAGTAGGTTATCTGGATGGTGTAGATATTGGAACAACTGTACAGGCATATAATGCAAACACTGTAGTAGATGCTTCTTATGTACATACAGACAATAACTATACAACAACTGAAAAGAGTAAACTATCTGGTGTTGCAGCAGGCGCTGAAGTAAACGTTAATGCTGACTGGACTTCAGTATCAGGTGATTCTCAGATTCTGAATAAGCCAACATTAGGAACAGCCGCTGCCACAGATTCTACAGCCTATGCAACAGCAGCGCAGGGAATACTTGCAGATAGTGCTTTACAATCTTCTGCAATTGGTGTTACAATACAGGCTTATGATTCAGATTTAGCAGCATGGGCAGGAATTGCAACTACTGCAAAGCAAGATACTCTTGTTTCAGAAACTAATCTTAAATCTATTAACGGTTCTTCGTTGCTTGGCGCTGGAACCATTACTCTCTTTTCAGGTGGCCTAGTTACAGTTGCTGTTGTCACTGTTCTCCCCGGCTCACCAGATGCCAATACACTCTATATTGTTACAGGATAAATATACGCATGAAGATTGACTTTGAATTTAATACACCCCACGGCCTGTTCCGTGATGCTCTGCACCTTCCTGATGACCGTATGTGCTCGCCTGAAGAGATTCAGTTGATGAAGGAAGAGCGCCTCGACGGATGGCTTGCAGTAGTAGCCGCCCCTCCTGTTGAAGAAGCCCCCGCAGATTTCATTGAGGTTGATGGCGTCCAGTACGCACAGGTGGTCTAAATGGCTGCTCGTTACTGGGTCGGTGGGGCTGGAACATGGAGTTCCACCAATACTACCAACTGGTCGACTACATCTGGCGGTGCTGGAGGTGCTTCCGTGCCTACATCTGCGGATACACCTACCTTTGATGCCAATTCAGGCACAGGTGTTGTCACGTTCACGAATGGTGGTGTAACTGTTGGTTCAACCACGGTCAACAATAGCGGCATTGAATTGAGTCTTGGCGCGGCGTTTGCGTCTAGTGCTGCTTTGACGCTGACTTTAGGAACCTTCACCACCAACAACTACGCTGTCACTGCAACATCCCTATCATCCAGCAACACCAATGTACGGACGATCAATCTGGGTAGCAGTTTAGTTACGTTGAGTGCAAGCGGCGCAACGCCAACTGTAAATTTACTTGACACATCAAATTTAACTTTTAATGCGGGCACGTCACAATTAACACTTACTAACGCTTCGGCGGCTATTAACTCTGGTGGATTAACGTTTTACAACGTAAGTTTTACGTCCACCGGATTAACAACTCCTTCTATCGGTGGCGATGTAGATAATGTTTTTAACAATCTGACCATTGCAGGCAAAACTTCTGCTGGCATTGCGGCGTTTCAACTTGGCTCAAACCAAACCATCAACGGCACTCTAACGCTCTCTGTTGGAACCAACGCAACGATGCGGACGTTCTTGCGCTCAAACACCATTGGCATAACACGCACACTGACCTGTGCTGCTGTTGCGTCCTTAGCCGACATTGACTTCCGTGACATCACCATTGCTGGTGCGGCTGCTCCTGTCAGTGGTACTCGATTGGGTGACTGCAAAGGCAACAGCGGGATTACGTTTGATGCGGCTAAGACGGTGTATTGGGTAGGTACAAGCATCAGCCTAAACTGGAGCTCTAGCGGGGCTTGGTCTGACTCGGTAGGGGGCGCAGCTAGTGCAATCTGGTTTCCCTTAGCTCAAGACACTGCCACTATTGAAGCTACCAATCTCCCGACAGGTGGGACATCCACCATCAACGCTGCCTACAACATTGGCACTATTGATATGTCTGCCCGGACTCCCAATACGATGACGTTGGCAACAGGTACGACTGCACCCTCAATTTACGGCAACTGGATCAACGGTACAGGCACTACGCTGACGGGTACGGGCACGATGACGTTTGCTGGTCGTGGAAGTCAGACGATTACGAGTGCGGGTAAAACGTTTACGCAGGGTTTTACGATTGATACGCCCAGCGGGACCGTGACATTGCAGGATGCGTTTACGACAAGTAGGGCTGCGGCAAACGCAATCGGGGTTACTGCTGGTGTGTTTGACGCGAATAACTACAATGTTTCTTTGACAAGTACGTCAGGCGGCGTTGATAGTTCTAGTGGGCGTGTTAGAACAGTGGCTTTTGGGAGCGGCACATGGGTTATCGGAGGGACTAACTTCGACTTTGATCCTGCTACAAACTTAACCGTTACAGGGACGGGGACACTTAGTTTCACAAGCACTGCGACAAAGAACTTTCAAGGCGGAGGCATTCAGACCTATCCAACACTGAATCAAGGCGGCACAGGAACTCTTACAGTCACAGGCTCCAACAAGTTCGCAGGTCTGACCAACACAGCCATTGGCCGTATCCAGTTTACTGGAGGCACAACCAACGAGTTCACGAGCTTCACAATCAGCGGTGCTTTGGGTAACTTATTGCAGCTTGGCTCTACAAACACAACTCAAGCGATTCTGAAGAAGCCTACAACGTGGCAAGTGGGTTTGTTGTCAACTGACGCAGGAAACAACACAGGTCTCACGTTCCTATCTAGTGATGGGACGATGGAATATCTTACTGTTAGCTACATCAACGGTATATCTACAGGTGTTACCCCTACCTCCAGTATTTACTATAGTAGCACTAATATTACAGCTATTTATTATGGAAGTACTCTTGTAGACTCTATTTATTATGGGTCAATTCAAGTATTTTAAACTTTATATTAAAATAAGTAAATAATACTTGACAAAGTGTTGTATAAATGATACAATATATACTTGACAAACTAAATAGAAAGGCTCTCCTTTAATGGATAAAGAGTTACAACGATATTATGAAGCATCTTTCAACACATTCTCCACTCAAGGGTGGAAGGATTTGATGGAAGACTTCAAAACCCTTAAATCCAGTATCAACGATATATCAGCTACTACAGATAGCAATAATCTCTTTTTCCGTAAAGGTCAGCTAGATATTCTTGATCTGGTTTTAAATCGTAAGGCAATGTGTGAACAAGCGTATGAGGATTTGACTACATGAAACGTATGTTTGAATTCAAGTGCTCTAACGACCACATCACCGAACGGTTTATTGATGAAACAATACGCACTTGCAAATGCTCAGTATGCAGCAAAGATGCGATAAGAATCATATCCATGCCTCATGTATCACTGGAAGGAGTCACTGGAGACTTCCCCGGTGCTGCTGATGCGTGGGTACGGAAACGTGCTGAAAAGCAACAACAAGAACAGAAAAGAGCCGCCTCTTATGGCGAATAATCTCTTGGAGTTCATTTTTAATTATCCTAGAACCGTAATTGGCAGGAAAGGTATAGCAGTATGGCATTGATTGACCCAGAAGAAGTGTTTGAGAGTGAATTTGATACTCCAAACGGACACAGTAACGAGCTAGATGATGCTTCTATTGTAGCTGAGAAACCCAAGATTCCCGATAAATACTCGGGCAAGAGTCTTGAAGATATTGTGAATATGCACCAAGAGGCTGAGAAGTTGATTGGTAGACAGGCACAAGAAGTAGGCGAGGTTCGTAAGTTAGCAGATGAACTACTTAAACAACAACTCTATCCGAAACAATCTAAAGAGCCGACTGCTCAGGTAGAAGATAATCAAGAGATTGATTTCTTTGAAGACCCTAAGAAGGCAGTTCGACAAGCTGTTGATAATCACCCCGATGTACTAGCTGCTAAACAAGCTACACGCGAGATGAAACAGATGCAAACTCAAGCAATGCTCCAAAAGAAGCACCCTGACTTTGCAGAAGTAACTAAGGATGGTGATTTCATTGAATGGGTAAAAGGTTCTCAGTTGCGTCTAAATATGTACGCACAGGCAGATTCCAATTACGACTTTCAATCAGCAGATGAACTACTGACTACGTTCAAACAGATTCGTGGTACTCGCAGCAATCAGGCAAAAGAAGAAGGCAATCAAGCCCTCAAGAAGAACTTGCAAGCTGCATCCGTGGATGTTGGTGGAACAGGGGAGACTTCACAGAAAGTCTATCGTCGTGCAGACCTTATCAGGCTTCGCATGACAGACCCAAGGCGTTACGAAGCATTGTCAGATGACATCATGCAGGCATACGCTGAAGGTCGCGTTAAATAAACAAATTACATTAATTCTTTAAAGGAAATTACAAATGGCTCTCGGAACCGCTCACGTCACTAAGACGACCGCTGCAACTTTCATCCCCGCTATCTGGTCTGATGAAATCATTGCCTCTTACCAGAAGAATCTGGTTATGGCTAACCTCATCAAGAAGATGAGCTTCAAAGGCAAGAAAGGTGATACCGTTCACATTCCTGCCCCTACTCGTGGTAATGCTTCTCTCAAAGGTGCTCAAGCTCAGGTTACACTGATCGCAGCTACTGAAGGTGAAGTTATTGTCAGCATCGACAAGCACTATGAGTACAGCCGCTTGATCGAAGATATTGTGGAAACACAAGCTCTCGCTTCTCTCCGCAGCTTCTACACTGAAGATGCAGGCTACGCACTTGCCCGTCAGGTTGATTTCGATCTGATCTCTCTTGGTCGTGGTGTTAATGCTGGAGGCGGTACTACTGCTTACTCTGGTGGTGTTTCCGGCGCTGATGGCTCTACTGCCTATGTTGCCGGAGCTAACACTGGCTTGGGCGCACTGACTGACATTGCTATTCGTCGCGCCATCCAACGTCTCGATGACGCTGATGTGCCTATGGATAATCGCTTCTTGATGGTTCCTCCTTCTACTCGCAACACCTTGATGGGTATCGCTCGATTTACTGAGCAAGCCTTCGTCGGTGAGTCTGGTGGTGGTAACACTATCCGTAACGGTGAAATTGGTAATGTTTATGGTATCCCTGTATTCGTTACCTCTAATGCCGATACAACCAGCGGCACTACTGCTGCTCGTGTCTGCTTGTTGGGTCATAAAGACTTCGCAGTGTTGGCTGAACAACAATCTGTTCGCTCACAGACTCAGTACAAACAAGAATACCTCGGTACTCTGTTTACTGCTGATACCATCTACGGTTTCAAAGAACTGCGTGATGGCGCTGCCGTGGCCTTGGTTGTTCCAGCCTAAGCAATAGGTTAGATTATCAAGGGGGACTCTTTCACAAGGGTTCCCCTTTTTTTAAATGTGTATATGATATAATGCAAATCTAGGTAAAAACACCTAAATGTATTCCATAGTGTACACATCTAAAAGAATTAATAGGAGAATAATACAATGGCTAAATTTAAATGTATTCATACAGGTAACGAGTTTACCTTTAATGATGTAGATTCAGTTGAGATGCGTAAACACGTTGAATATACAGAAGTACTTGAACAAGAAGAACCAGTACCTGTTGTAGTTAAACCTAAGACAACTTCTAAGAAGGAATCTAACTAATGAGTATTTATCGCGGTGCTGGTGGCGCTAGTGATGCCACTGATGATTCAACAGTAAACGCTGTAGCTGGTTATGCTGCAAGTGCAGCCTCAAGTGCCACCAATGCAGCCAACAGCGCAACCAATGCAGCTACAAGCGCAACCAATGCAGCAGGCTCTGTAGCTACAGTAGCCTCTAGTGCATCAGCAGCAGCTACGAGTGCCTCTAATGCAGCTACAAGTGCTTCATCAGCACAGGGCTATTCCATTATTGGTTTAGGTTATAGAAACTTTGCTCAAACCTATGCAACCTTTGCACAGACAAGTGCCACTAATGCATCCTCTAGTGCATCAGAAGCTTCAGGTGCTGCTACAACGACTACTACACAAGCAAGTACAGCCACTACTCAGGCAGGTATTGCTACGGCTAAAGCTGCTGAGTCTGCGGACAGTGCTGCAAGTGCATTGAATATTTACGGCAACACTACTGTAATGAATAATAGTGTTAATAACGCCGCCACAAGTGCTTCTAACTCTTTAGACAGTGCCGATAATGCAGCGTCATCAGCTTCAGCTTCTTCTATTAGTGCAGTCAGTTCAGCCTCTTCTGCTAGTGCTGCTCTTACTTCTGCAAACTCTGCAAATAGTTCTGCAAGCTCTGCACAGAATAGTGCCAACACAGCGACATCAGCAGCCACAGTAGCGGCAACCACTGCAACACAAGCAGTTTATAATTCCCTACAAGGTCTTGTTAATATAGTAAGTGCGTCAGAAAGTGCCGCAGAAAGTGCTGCTTATAATTCTGCTCGTTCAAGTAATAATGCTGCTGACTCTGCTCAATTATCAGAATATTATGCGTCAGTCTCTCAAAGTAACGCAATCAGTGTAGTTACTTTAGAAACTGCCCCTCCTTATGTGCAGGGCGGATTGTATTTTGATACCACGCTGAATAAGTTACGGGGCGGCGGTGCTACAGCTTGGGAAACAGTGACTTCTATATAATATGGAAACACAAGCACTAATTAATATCTTCTTAGGTTGTATGGCTTCAGTAACAGGGTGGTTTGCAAGAGAACTGTGGTCGGCTGTACAGACACTTAAAGATGATCTTTATAAACTAAGAGAAGAGATAGCTAAGAACTATATGCCTAAAGATGAGTTTGTTTCCTTCAAAGGGGAACTGTTCACAATGCTTAGGCGCATAGAAGATAAACTTGAAAAGAAAGAGGATAAGTAATATGGCTACAAAGAAACAAATGGCTGCTAAGACAGGCAAGGTGATGGGTGAATATAAAGAAGGTACTTTGCACTCAGGTAAAGGAGGCAAGGTAGTTACCAATCCAAAGCAAGCGATTGCAATTGCACTTAGTGAAGCTAAGAGTCTCCCTAAACGAGGACAACGAACAATGACAAATAAAGGTAAGAAATAATCATGGCTCTTCCAACATACTTAGACCTTGTTAATGATGTGTTGGTTCGTTTGCGTGAACCAGCAGTAGGCTCTGTCAATGAGAATACACTATCAACCCTTGTAGGGAAGTTTATCAATGATGCTAAACGACAAGTAGAGGATTCTTATAACTGGAATGCTTTAACTGCTACACTTTCTGTAGTGACAACTCCCAATGTATTTAACTATGGTCTTGTTTCTTCAGGTGGTAGATTTAAGTTATTAGATGCTTATAATCAAACAGATTTAACATCTATGTCAGGTGCTTCTTCTACTTTTATGAATGAGCAATTCATTTTAGCGGGAACAACACCAACAACAGGTTCTCCTTATTATTATAACTTCAATGGCATCACAGCATTGGGTGATACGCAGGTAGATGTTTTCCCTGTTCCTGATAAGGCATATACACTATTCTTTAATATGTATATTCCCCAAGAAGAGCTATCTACAAACACAACAACAATGCTTGTACCTAAAGAGCCTGTTATCTTACTTGCGTATGCTCGGTCACTGGTGGAGCGCGGTGAAGATGGTGGACTTAATAGTTCTGAAGCATATTCGATGTATAAGAGTTCTCTGTCAGATGCAATCTCATTAGAATCAGGGCGATATGTTGAAGAAGAATGCTGGACATGGAGCTAATAGATGGCACAACAATTACAAACATTCTCAATTACAGCACCGGGCTTCTACGGTCTTAACACACAGGATAGCTCATTAGACCTCGCTTCAGGCTTTGCTCTAGTGGCTAACAACTGTGTCATTGACCAGTACGGACGCATTGGTGCTCGTAAGGGCTGGGTTCCACAGCACGTCTACAATACTGCCTTAGATGGCTTTGCAGTTCGTACACTAGGTGAGCACGTTGGTGACGATGGTTCAACCTATGTTATGTGTGCAGGTAATAACAAAGTATTCCGCTTAGTCTCCGGTACGCTTACTGAGATTACTTATGGTGGTGGCGGTATTGCTCCGGTCATCACAGCAGACAACTGGAGTATCTGTTCACAAGGCGGTGCTGCATTTGCATTTCAGATTAATCATGACCCTCTGGTGTTTGACTCTAGTTTATCTACAACACAGTACAGACGAGTAAGTGAACTTCCCGGCTATAGTGGAACAGTTCAGAAAGCTAACTTCTGTATGAGTGCTTTCGGGCGTATCTGGAATGTAGACACTGCAACAGATAAATCTCTTATTCAGTGGAGTGACATCAATGCACCTAATAAGTGGAACTCAGGCTCCGCAGGTACACTAGATACCACCTCAGTATGGCCTAATGGTAATGATACTGTAGTTGGAATGGCTGCACACAATAATTACTTGTTTATCTTTGGACGTAATAACATCCTTATTTACAACAATGCCAACATCTTAATTACAGGGGTCTCAACTCTGGCTGCAATGACCTTAGAAGACACAATCACAGGTATCGGCTGCATTGCTCGTGATTCTATTCAGTACACAGGTAGCGATGTCTTGTTCTTGTCTAACACTGGTCTACGATCTGTGATGCGTACCATTCAAGAGAAGAGTGCTCCATTCAGGGACTTGAGTAAGAATGTTCGTACTGACTTAATGAATGCAGTTGCTGGAGAGGACTTAGCAACTATTAAGTCTGTCTACAATCCGTTCGAGAGTTTCTACTTGCTGACGCTTCCAATCCTCAAGACAGTCTACTGCTTTGATATGAGAAGTCCTTTACAGGATGGCGCTGCAAAGGTAACCACTTGGGATGGAATGGAACCTTCTTCATTCTGTATGCTTCGAGATAACTCGATGCTTGTAGGCAAGGTAGCCTATGTCGGTAAATACACTGGCTACCTAGATAATGAATCTTCGTACCGTATGCAGTATTTTACTAATCATACTGACTTAGGTGCTCCATCAGTATCTTCTATTCTGAAGAAACTATCTGTAGTTGTTATTGGTGGTAGCGATCAGTTTGTTACTATTAAATGGGGATATGATTTCACTGGTAATTATTCTGCACAGAATGTTAAAATACCTGCACAGGGGGTTGCTTATTATGGAGTAAGCGAGTATAATATAGCAGAGTATTCACCGGGTACATCATTACAAACTCTTGTGGCTTATCCTACAGGCAGCGGCAAAGTTATTCAAACAGGCTATGAAAGTGATATTGCTGGTGCTGCATTAAGCATACAGAAGATTGAAATTCTAGCTAAAAATGGAAAGATTATTTAATGACAAATTATGTAAAATCAACTAACTTTACTTCAAAGGATTCCCTACCGCAGGGTAATGCTTTGAAGATTGTTAAAGGTGCTGAGATTGACTCAGAGTTTAATAATATTGCAGTAGCAGTTGCTACAAAGGCAAATACAGCTAGCCCTGTATTTACAGGTACTGTAACAGCACCGCTCATTACTGGAAATTTAACTGGTAATGTTACTGGAAATTCTAGTACAGCTACTTTAGCAACTGATGCAACTAATGCTGTTAATGCAACCAATGCTGTTAATGCAACCAATGCTATTAATGCAACTAATGCTGTTACTGCGGCTAATGCAACTAATGCTGATTATGCAACTAATGCCGGTAATGGTGGAGTAATTTCTGTTAATGGTGTTTCTGGTGCAGTAGTAACAACAAATTTATATTCAATCGGCTCAATTGTTGTGGGTCGTCCCGCCAATACAACAAATTATCCTATTAATTCTACAATAACCGGAACTAGCTTATATTCAACTTCAATTTATAATTACTTTAATGGGGCATGGCAAAATTCTTTGCTTGGTGCTGGTTATATAAGTAATTGTGTTTTAATTAATACTGGAAACTGGAAATGTATTTCAGATGCCCAAGGCGATAACAATACTGGTGGGGCAGGTGTCTGGGTACGATACTCTTAAAATTATGAAGACACCTGTGATATATGCCATGAGCTACACAGTCTATTTGGAGAACTACATGGGCAATTCGTTTATTCATTGCGATTGTCATAAATGGACTAAAGAAATAAAGCTGGCTCTGTTACAGGATGTCAATACTCTTGTGCAAATACATAGAAAACCCCTACTTGCAATACATGAAATAGGTGATAAGAAACATTTAAAGTTTCTATCGCTCATGGGGTTTACATATCATAGTAACTTTGAAGGAATGGACAATATAATGCGTCAACTTTATGTTAAAGAATTTAAGATGGGAGATAAATAATGGGTATTGAAGCTGCACTAATCGGGGGTGGTCTTGGACTACTCGGAAGTTCAATGTCAAGTAACGCTGCTTCTAATGCCGCTGCTCAGTCTGCCGCTGCTCAAGTAGAAGCTGCAAAGATCGCGGCAGAGGCTTCAAAGTTCAAGCCAATTGGAACCACTACTCGGTTTGGTTCTAGTCAATTTGGATATAACCCTGCTGGTGATCTAACCTCCGCAGGCTACACAATGTCTCCTGAGCTTCTAGCACAGCAGAATCAATTGATGTCAGGCGCTGGTGCTGCTCTGCCTCAAGCAGGAACGAATGCTCAAGCAGGTCAAGGATTGTTTAATCTTGGTCAACAGTATTCAGCTATCAATCCTCAAGAGGCTGCTGCACAGTGGATGAAGCAACAACAAGCTATTCTACAGCCCGGTCAAGATCAGACTTATGCAGCCCTACAGCAACAGCTTCAGAATACAGGTCGTGGTGGCTTTTCAGTAGCTCAAGGAGGCAATCTCCAGTCAGCTAACCCTGAATTGGCTGCTTACTATAACTCCTTAGCTAACCAACAGAGTCAACTGGCTGGACAAGCTACTCAGATGGGGCAGCAACAGACTACATTCGGTGCTGGTTTAATGGGTACTGGATTAGACCTTCAGAGTGCTGCTTACAATCCTTATAAGACACAGTTCGGCCTTGCACAGACTCTTGAGAGCGCTGCTCAACAGCCTTTGGATATTAGTTCATCAATGGCAGGCCGTACTACGCAAGCTAATCAACTAGGAGCACAAGGTCTTTTAGCTGCTCAGAATGCTGCTGCTGGTTTGAACTATGGCGCTAATGCTTATAGTCCAGCAGGGGCTACATTGGCAGGGCTGGCAGGCAATCAACAGTTTGGTACTGCCGTTAGTGATTGGTGGAAAGGGGCACCTACTCCAACTGACATGACAGGTTTTCAATCACAGTATGCACCTGTAACATATCCAGCAGCAACAGGTGCTCCGCTGGGTTCTGGAATGTGGTCACAATAAAGGAATAAATAACTATGGCTGAAATTGTACAAGGACTCTTCGGAGTCTCACCAGAGAGCTTGAATGCTCAACGAGAACAAGCACTACAAGCACAGGCACTACAGTATGCCAACTTAAACCCTAACCAACAGGCTCAGATGGGCTTCTATCAAGCTGGTAGTCGTCTAGGTACTGGAGTAGCTGGTTTGATGGGTTCTCAAGACCCTGAGATGCAGCGTGCTCAACTTCGTCAACAATTGCTTCGTACAGCAGATACAGGCTCTGTGCAGGGACTACAAGCCCTTGCCAGTGCTCTCCAGCAGGGGAATGATGCTCAAGGTGCTATGCAAGCTATGCAGAAGGCTCAAGAACTTTCCAAGAGTCAGGGTGAACTGGCATATAAAGCAGCGGAGACACAAGGTAAGTTGGCTGAACTTCCTAAGATAGCCGCAGCAACTGAAGAGCTTAAAGCTAAGACTATCACTGAACAAGCTAAACAAACAGCAACACAGTCTCGTGTAGATTCCCTTATTGCAATGGGCTTAGACCCTAAAGCTGCTGCTGGTGTTGCTTCTAATGATTCTGCTTACAGCTCCTATCTAATTAGTAAGAAGATTGCTACACCGCCTGATTATGCTATTCAAGCAGGTATTGAAGGTATTCCAGTTAAACCTTTCTTAAGTGATTATACTAAAGAAGAGATGACTAAGATGGAGAAAGGTGTCTTTGGACACAAAGCAGGAATTGCAGCCGCTGGTCGATCTACAGTAATTAACCAACAAGAAGGCGCATTTGCTAAAGGACGAGGGGAAGATCAAGCTAAGGCTCTTTCTGATGCTCGTATGGCTGCTGCTAGTGTTGGCCCTGCTATTGATAGGTTGAATACATTAGAGAGACTTAATTCTTCAGGGACCCTCTTTCAAGGCCCACAGGCTAATGCAAGTTTGAATGCTGCTAATCTATTACAGAGTGCTGGATTAATTTCTCCGACAGTTGCTAAATCATTGTCAAATTCAGAAGTATATAATAAAACTGCCAAAGACCTTGTTATGCAAGATTTAAACGGTAAGTTAGGTGCAGGTATTTCCGATGCTGACAGGGCATTCGTTGAAGCACGTATTCCACAACTCACAACAAGTCCTCAAGCACGAACTGAATTGATTGCTAAACTTAAAGAGATTCAACAAGGTAAAGCTGCTTCATATAAAGACATGAATGATTATGTTATGAAAAAGGGTAATCTTAATGATTATGATTTCTCAAAGAATATGCTAACTAATGTTTCTAAGCCTACAGCAACAACCGCTCCTTCTACAAAGACAGGAAATCCCCTGATTGATAAGTACTTACCGTAAGGAATAATATGGCTGACTATACATACGAACAAGTAATGACTGCTCTACAGAATGCTGATAAAGCAGGAGATACCGCAGCAGCTACTGAATTGGCTAAGATGGCTGCTTCAATGCAGCCCACAGTAGCCGTTGAAGCCCCTAAAGAGCCTACCGCATTAGAAAGCTTAGGACGCACAGCAGGATTGGCTGGAAGGGCTTTAATTACCGGGGCTTCGGCTATCCCTAATGCACTTGCTGGCTTCGGAGCAGGAGCATATAACATTGGGGCAAACCTATTAGGTGCTGAAAGTCGTATGCCTGATTTAGGAGCAGCCCAGCAACAGGCCATGACTAATTTAGGCATCCCACAAGCACAGACGCTTCCTGAGAAAGTCATGACTGGCGGTATAGAAGCAATGACAGGAACAGGAGTGAATGCAGCCCTTGCAGGTGCTTCTAAGATTCCTTCAGCAATATCTGCCTTTACCGAGAACCTACCAACTCAGTTAGCGGCATCAGGTGCTGGTGGTGCCATTGCTCCGGCCTCTTATGCTGGAATTAAAGGAGTAACAGGAAGCGACTTAGCTGCAACTATTGGTTCACTTGGGCTTAGTTCTGTAGGCGCTGGCCTTGCTGGTGGTTTAATGAATAAAGCAACTGGAGCGCCGGTAGCACAAGTAACAATGGATGAAGTTAAGCAACGAGCACAACGAGCATACACTTCAATGGAAGATTCTGGTGTTACTGTAAAACCGTTAAGTGCTCAGAACATGGTTAAAAGTACAGAACAGGTTCTTATTGATAAAGGCTATGTTCCTGAGAATACCCCTAAGATTGGTAATCTATTATCTAATTTTACAAACATTATTGGTGATACTAGAGTACCTTTTAGAACATTAGAAAGTATGCGATCTAAAGCATCTACACTAAAAGGCGACGAGAATAAAGATACTGCTCGACTGGCAGGTATTGTTGTAGATCAGATTGATAATTACATGGCTAAAATGTCTGGTAAAGATATTATGACCAATAAAGGCAATCTTGATGAAGCCGTTAAGAATGTAATGTCTGCTCGTAAGGATTGGAGAAATATGTCAAGAGCGCAGACACTTGAAGACGCTCTTAATGTTGCTAATATTAGAGCTGATAATCCAACAGTATCTGAAAGTGAGGCTATTCGACAAGGTTTCCAAAAGATTGCTAAAAGTCCTTCATTTAATTTATTCTCACAAGATGAACAAAATGCTATTAGAGCAGTCTCTAAAGGAACACCTTTTGATACTCTTCTTTCTATGGCAGGTAAATTTAATCCAGAGCGTAGTCAGCTTGTTGCGGGTGCCTCATTAGCAGGTGCCTTATCAAATCCAATGGCTATTGCTATCCCTGCTGCTGGTTTTGCTGCTGATAAACTTCAAAAGTATCTTAGAAGCACTACTGCTCAGAATACAGTTAAAGGTATCTTAGGCGGTTCTATTGCGCCTCCTAGACCACAATATCCTTGGCTTGGTTTAGGTACTATGGGACAACAACAATAACATGAAACATCAGTTCGGACTACAAAGTAAAGCTAAACTAAGTACCGTCCATAAGAGTCTTCAAGACCTCTTCTACGCAGCTATCGGAGAAGCCCCTTATGACTTCTCAATCACCGAAGGCTTGCGTAGCCTAGAGCGTCAGAAGCAACTCTTTAAAGACGGTAAGAGCCAAACAATGAATAGCAGACATCTAACAGGTAATGCTGTAGATGTTTGTATCATCATTGACGGTAAGCCATCATGGGATTTCAATGATTATATTAAACTTGCTGACTATATTAAGAAAATAGCCAAAGCAGTTAATGTACCCATTGTGTGGGGAGGTGATTGGGAGTCCTTCAGGGATGGCCCTCACTTTGAATTAGATAGAAAGGTATATCCATAATGATTGTAACTGACCTACTCCTTGGCATAGCTTCAAAGGTCTTCGATAAGGTCTTCCCTGACCCTGTGAAGGCTGCTGAAGCTAAGTTAGAACTGTACAAGCTCCAACAGTCAGGAGAGCTTACAGCAATGATTGCTCAGACTGACATCAATAAGGTTGAAGCAGCTAGTTCTAGTGTCTTCGTAGCTGGCTGGAGACCATTCATAGGCTGGGTATGTGGACTTGCTTTGATGTATCAATACCTGATACGCCCATTCGTTACAGCCTTCTATCCTGAGTTGATCTTCCCCGGCCTAGATGATAACCTTTGGCAGCTATTGCTTGGAATGCTTGGCTTAGGTGGCTTGAGAACATTTGAGAAGACTAAGGGTGTAGCTGCTTAGTAGTAGAAACAAGAAAGCCTCCAAAGCTGCAAAGCTAAGGAGGCTTTTTAACGTCTATACTTTGTTAGTTAAAAATAAACGAGATGGTGAACAGTAGAAGGTGAATATAGATAACCTCTGAAGGCTCTTCAGCCATATTCTCGTCTTCATCCATCATATATACACGATCAGATTCAATTCCAACCTTCACACCTGCAATAAGCTCATAGTCAATAATCATATATTCTCCTTAGCGAATAGGGCAAGCACCACTAGCACAATCATCATCCAGTGTATCAGATACTGTAGTCTCGTCCACTACGAAGGGAGCAATACGAGATACATATTCATCATACACAGCCTTAGTCACCACCTCTTGAGGCAGATAAGGATAACCTAAATCTGCTGCTGTCTTCGTAGGGTCATTACGGAACAGGAATGATACACCAACATAATTATCCCAATTCAATAACAACCAATCAATAATAGCTGGTACTTCAGAGGCATCATAACTAATAGTTGCTGATACATTCTGTTGGCACCATGTCTGCATAAGCATCTTGTAACGCTCAAGCTGATCTACAGCAGATTCCAGATTAACCTCAACACCATTTACTTTATCAAACTGTACAGTGTCCCACGCAACAGGTAGAGTCGCCAGTACAGATTCCTTATCAAATGGATGCTCAAATACACGATAGCCAGCAGCACGAAGCTTAGGCACGACCAGATCAAACTTACTGAACACAACGTTATTGAAAATATACTTACCAAGAGGCTTATGAACCCCCTCAGTAGTATCCATAATCTTCGAAAGAGTGCCACTTGGCTTAACCGTAGTGACATTCTTTGGACGAGGTGTATCAAGTTCATCGGCCATTGCATAAGCAGCAGCAACCGCTGTTCGTTGAAGTTCGGCATAATCATACGCTTTCAAATCAGGCCGAGTAGCAATACCCGTTAGTCCAACACCACACAGGCGAAGGAAGTCATTATTCAAGTGCCATGCTTCTTGCAAGATACCGTCACGCAAGTTTACACAGGTCTGACGATAGTTTGCACGAGCTGCAATATGCACCGCACGTCGAAGTCCATCAGAGTCCCCATGAAACTTATTCAAGTCGATCTCAGTCAGGTTACAGAAGCTCTTATTACCAAGCAGAATCTCTACGCATGGATTAGAGCCTTTAAACCACGGAGCACGCTTCGTAGCTGCTTCAGCGTTAATGAATCCCGGCTCTGAGCCTCCTGAATCAACCATTAGCTTAAAGATGTCCTGAAGTTCATTCAAAGCAGGCTTAGTCTTAAACAGCAAACTGTTATTAGATTGTGCTCGTTGCTCATTAGATACCCAGAAGTCTTTCTTAGCTACTGCAAACTCTTTCCACTCGTCTTCACCATACTCAAACAGAGCAATCTCTGCACTACGGCGTGATGACAGCACAGTCCCCATCCAGTTCACCAAATCGAGAATATTCATACGGGTCAACAAAGACCCGCTACGACGATTCAAGAGCTTGTGGATAGCTGTATAGGCTTTAGCAAGTGAGGCATCTCCTGAGCTAATCCAGCCGTATCCTGCAAGACGTTCTCCTGCTGGACGAATCTCGGAGAAATCGAGTACAAGCTTATCGGCAGGGAACTTATGAGCGACCAGCTTACCAATAGACTTGGCCCATGCCTCAGCAGAGTCCCCCACCTTGATTGTCCATACACCATTTTCAAATGTCTCCACGTTATCTTGAACACCGCCTTTATCAGTCCGAGTGCTCCGAATTACTTCAAAGTCCGTAATGCGCTTAGAGTAGCCTGTAAGCTGTCCAACAACAGGACGGAAGCCTACCCCACAGCCTTGCAACAAGAGCCACAGAGCGTCTACACAGTCCATCACAGTCTCAATGTTAGTGAAGCTGCAATTGAACTGTGAAGCCTCACGCTTCTTAGCTACTGATGTGCCACCAAGCCACAGAGTACGACCAGATGTAAGCACCTTACGTTCTAGCATTAGCTTCTTAAGTTCAGCGAGTTCATTGTGTTCAGCGTAAGTGAAGTTTTCAGCGCCCCGAGATCGTTCCCATAGCCACGCCTGATGACCAATTACTCGGTCAACTGTTTGTTCCCAAGTCTCAAAGCCTCCTTCTTCAAGTGGGCGATTATAGGTACGACGAGTGATAACCTGTGCGCGGAGAGAAGGTGTGTATGTATTTGTTTCAGTCATTCTAATTCTTTCAATAATTCTTCATATTTATATTCGATTCGATCAGTAAACATATTCACGATCTCTTCACTGCTAATGTCTAGCAACTCAAGAAGCATTACTTCATCAAGTTTCTTTAGTTTCTCTAATACTTCTTTAAAAGGGAGCATAGAGTTCATCCAGTTCTTGTGTACGGTCAAACCACAGTTTAAACAAGAGGCAACACACAGCGTGAGCTAGGTGATTACTTCCTGTTTCACCGTCATATTTATGTCCTTGCATATATGAAACAATGTGTCGAAAGGCTGCATCCATGTATCGAGCATCAGCATCAGGTACAAATTTCCAGTTATCAGGTGCATACTTTTTTGCTCCAAAGGTAAGAACTTCTACAACCTCTTCTAAGGCTTCAAAGGGCAGTAAAGACCATTTAAGCTTATTGTTATCAAACTTAACACCAAGTTCTTTATCGTCCATAGCTTTAATTTCCTGTTCTTTATTACATTGTTGTGTGAGCCAGTCTGTCATTTGTTTAAACACGTCTTCTTCTTCATTGGTTACTTCCATCTCTTCTTCCTTAATATATATATTTCTACTTATCCATTTGCTGAATGCAATGTCAGGAGCTTGTCGTATGCAGCTATTACAAGGTTCTTGCTCAATTTCAAGTTGACCGTAAAAACAATTACTACACGTCTTTTGTGCCATATTTACCTTTCAGATATTCCATACTCAAGAACATTTCATCGAAATGTCCATCATTGACTTCATTTAAGATTACAAGGCCACGCCAGTGTTTATTACTGAGCAAGTCCATGTAATCCTCGTTATGCTGATAATAACTACCTGCGATTATAGCACAGATGCTCTGTCCGTCTGCTCTTTTACCATAAGCCACTTGCTTACCTTGCTGATGCCCTCCCACACAAGACATATGCAGCTTACTGATAATAGCAGCAGGACTAGCAGCAGGACGACCCATAGCACCAACGGGCCAATAATGATTAAAGCCAACACCATTAATAAATACCGGATGTAGAAAATCATGTACTTCCCAATCCTTCTTATACTCTAAATCCTCTACAGAAAGCAAGCCTTCCAGTTGAGGGTTATTGTTAATAGCTCGGTTGATACGATTCTCATGGTTACCTAGCGTAAGAACCATCCGAGGCGTATATACCTTATGCTTACCATCTTTATGTACCTTCTGCATAGTCCTAAGAGGTGCTAAGAGGGTCTTCATAGCCTCCTTAACAACTTCTACGTCCTTCTTGTACCGTAAGCCTTCAAAGTACTTACTTCCCTTGACATCATGTGTTGAGAGGCTTGGCATATCTGCAAAGTCCCCTATATTCACTACAACATCAGGGCGATAATCACAGATTGCTTTGCCTGCCCAAGTAAGGTGATCTAGAGGTACACCCTCCTTTACTTGGCAGTCAGGAATAACTAAGATTCTCATAGACTTTCTTCTGGGTTAAACACAGGGCCACTCCACTCACGAGAAGCGAACAACTTAGGGATAGCTACACGCTCTTTAACACCACGATAACCGCTAACTTCTAAGAAGTCAATAAAGGAAGCCATAACTTGTTCCCATCGGCAGTACTCCGGCCCACCAACGATCATCTCTGCTGATTTACCCTCATTGTCTGTAAATCCAAAACAGTATGTTGAATATGTCCATTCAGAAGCATCATTCATATTATCGTTCATTGCCACTACCTCCAATTACGTTACGTTTCTGACGATCTGCCAGTTTCAAGATATTCTGTTCAGCAATTACTGATAGATCAATATCCATGAACTGAGCAATCTCTGAGATGAACCACAGTGTGTCACCTAGTTCCTTTACCAGTTCCTTACGAAGTGCATTACGAGGTGTATCATCACGCACATACTTAGCATAGGCACTTGCAACCTCGCCAGCCTCACCTGCCAGCCCTGCTACAAGGTACTCTAGGCGGTACGCTGTAGGTAATACAAACTTGTCTGCTTGTTGTTGGTATTCATTAAAGTTCATTCTTTTAGTTCTTTCTTTTCGCCGTTAGGTGTAAACATCTCGCATGAAGCATGGTCTTTATCATAAGGGGTGAATGTAAAGTATGCCTGCCGATATGGATTAACAGGGGCAGTATAACGATAACATTCTTGCTTCTTAGGACATTCATGTCCATCACACATACTTATATCTGCCATGATTATACCCCAATATTAGGAAACAGTTTAATTAATTCTTCTTTACACTTCAAAGCTACATCTCTGTGCTCTTTCTGAGTAGCTGCATCACATCGAATATCGACATAGTGCATCCAGCTTCGTAGTGTCCCATTCATATACATTTTACTCATTGTAATGCCTTCTGGAAGCACCTTACGAGCAACCTCTTTAGCAATACCGATAGCAAGGGCTTCATCGTACACCATCCGAGCACTTCTAAGGGCTTCTCGCTGCTTTGCAGTCCACCACTCTTGTAACTCTCTGTCCTCAGTCTCTAGGCTGCTCTGACGGTTCTTAGTGTCTTGCATCCGAGCCTCAGAGATTGAATAACCCTGTACTTCAGCATACCGTTGACTAAACTCTTGGAATGAGAAACTACGATGCCTAAGAATCTGTCGAGCTATATCTCGTGTAGTTTCAATTTCCATACATACATTGACCATCTCAAAAGGCGACCAATGTTTATGTTTTACCAAGTATTTAATCAATCGTGATGAATCAGTACCAGCCTCTTGATTAGCGGGGGCACTAACCCGAGCCATGTGTGCAATGAGGTCTTCACCGTTAGGGGTTGACCAGATTACTTTTACTTTATTTGTCATTTAATTTATCGTTTAGGAAGAATAGAAACCACCACGGAAAGAAGAAAAAGAAAGAATGCAAGAATAATTCCACCATAAGCAGGGAGTAGGACATACCACCAAGACCAATCAATAAAATTAGTTAATTTCAAACCAACAAACAAAACAGTTAATAAACTCAACAACATATTATTTCTCCAGTATCCAAGAGAGAGGGATTTCTCTATCGGAATATTTAAATCCATGTTTATCACACCACATACCATAAGTAGTCTTTGAAGCCTTACTAAGTTTAGCTTTAGAGTTACTAAAGACAAACCTAATATCTAACTCAGGATGTTGCTCCTTAACCCACAGATGCTTTAACCTATCTGCGACTAAGAATCTCCCTTTAGACTCAATAATTATACCATTACTCAGCAACTGAAAGTCAGGGGTGTAACTCCTTTTCTTCTCAGGCTGATTAAAGTTAATCTTCAACTTCTCATACTCAAACGGTACTTTATCAGCAGATAACTTCTTAGCAATGGTCTCTTCAAGTCCTGACCTGAATCCGTGCTTCAAAGCTACCTGCCTTACTGTCATTGGTTTACGTTTACTGGTGGTTGCCACAGCTCTCCTTTATAACGTCGAAGCCACAGCAACTGTCCATTCTCTACAATGCGCTCAAGAGGCTCCCCTGCATCTTTATAAGCCTTCACAACACTGTTGTACAGGTCTATCACAGCTACTGAGTCACCAAGTATCTTAGCAGCCTTAACAGGCCCAATGCCTTTTAAGCCAACAATGTTATCAGTTCTATCGCCAGTCAACAACTGTAGGTAGAAGCTATAGTTTCCTTCATCCTCAGTAACAAAGTATTCTTCTTGCTTAACAGGATTGTAGTGCCACCCCGGTAATTGATTTAAATCTTTGTCAACGTGAACAATCCAGCTATCTTCCAGCACTATATCCATAGCCACGGTATCGTCAGCTTCTTCATTAACCGATACTGTAGCACCTAGGCGCATAGCGTGTTTACGAAGTGCATCAAAGTGCTCAGGGCGTACAACATCTTTACGATTACCTTTGTAGGGATAAGTAACTGCAATATCGTTTCTGAAGTTAGTACTACCAGTTAGGTATGCTTTAAAGTCATCACAATCCAGTTGGATATAGACAATCTCTGTAAGCCACTCTGTCAATCGGTTCTTGGCGATCTGTTCAGAGGCATCTTTAGCTGAGAAGGCAACACTGTAGATCATGAAGTCCATGTCTATCAGTGCTACCCTCGGCTTATTATCCTTAGAGGATGTATTCGTCATCTTCAGAATCAATGTCAGCAGAAGCTGGAGTGTATTTAATCAACTCCGTAACCACTACTCGCTTAGGGCTTGCACCGATACCCTTCTTCTTACCAAATGACCAGTTATAAGGTGCAACAACTACCATAGCTTTTGAGCCATTACCAATGATTCGAGGGTCAATCTCGTCACCATTTTCATCGGTAGGTTTAATTACAAACTTACTCTTACAGGTTACAAAGCGCCCCTTATCTGCATGATCTCCAACAACCATACCAAGGTCTTCCAACTTCTCTACAGCGGCTGCTGAGAGCTTACCAAGCTGTACGATGTACTTCTGAGAGTCTTCAGTGTACTGATTAAATTCACACATATCCTTAGCGTAGAAGAGTTCTCCTGCGATCTTGATTGGTTTGATTGATGAGTCGTTATTTGTAGCCATTTTAAAGTTCCTATTAAGTTTTTAAATTCTTCGTCTATCCGAAGTGTCTCTTAGTGTACCACAGTATCTTCAGTTTTACCAGATATTTTAAATGCTTCTGATAAATACTTTACAACACTAGCTAATACAAAGAACATCTGTTCATTAGTCATATCCTCTGAAGTCCCTATGATGAATGATTCACCATTGAACTTAATGTGGATATGTTTATAGTCGTCATCTTTTAATGAGTCTGTCGCCATGATTTCCCTGTCTTGTATTCACCGTCCAGAGGACAGCGAAGATTATAAAATAAACCTGCATCAATGATTGCCTGCTTACCTGCTTCACCTGTTATTGTAGCATACTTCTCAGTAGTTTCCCACTGAAATTCATCATGAACATTAACTACCATCTTTACAGGCCACTTATTCTTAACAATCTGCTCATTAAACAATACCAATGCTTTCTTCATAACAATAGCACCAGCACCCTGTAACAAACTATTAAGAGCAGCGTGCTCCGATCTAACCCAAATCATCCTGCCATCTAAGCCGGGAACAAATCCTTTTGCCGCATATTTTGAGACTGCTTCAATAAGTTTTCGTAAAGCTGGTGTCTGAGCGAGAAATGATTGTTTAAGTTTCTTACCTGCTGCTGCACTTCCCCCGACAATTGAACCAATTTTACTATCTCCTGCTCCGTAGAGAAAGGCATAAATGAAAGTCTTCGCGTTGTCTCTCGTAGCAAGTCCAGCTGCTCGTTGGTTGACGGTATGGACATCTGTGCCATCTTTGGAACTTCCCTCAGTAACTGTTTTGACATATTTATCATCTTTCATATAATGAGCAAGCATACGCAACTCAAGGCCGCTGGCATCACACCCAACTAATACATTGTCTTCTTCAACTGTCCAGCATTCCCTACACTCAGGGCCAAAGATACTACCTGAGTTAGGTATCTGTGCCATATTAGGTGACGAGTGTGTCATACGTCCTGTAACAGCCCCATTAGTGATTACCTTACCGTGTACTCTACCATCCTCTTCCACAGCTTCTAACCAGCTTGTAATCTGTGCTATGCGCTTCTGTAACATCAAATACTCTTCAATCAAACGAGCTTCGGGAAACTTACAATCTTTTAATGTACTTTCATCAATAATCGGCTTGTTGTCAGTCGGTGTGAACTTCTTAGGCTTCCACCCAAGACTTATCAGCTTCTCTCCAATTTGTACTCGGCTGCCGGGGTTGAAAGTAACCACGCCGTCTTTGAGGGTCTTTCCAGTTTTCTCTGAGATTCGCTGCACAGTGTAGGGAGGCCATCTGATTTGCATCTGTTCCTGTAAGCTGTCCAGTTTTCCTTTGACTGTAGTAAGTAAGCTGGTTGCATAAGGTAAATCCAATTTAAATCCATTGCGTACCTGTTGACCAATGATAGCAGCTACTTCGTGTTCTAAAGTAACACTATCGTCGGAAAACTTCTTTTCCTTCAGCGCCAGTTCAAGCGTATGAAAGAGTCTCTCAGTGACTTCAACATCCCTGATACAGTAATCTGCAAGTAATCCCATGTGAGGGTTGTCATAGCATTCTCCTTTATATTCTTCACGTCGATCATTTAACCACTGCCATACAGCTTTGTAGTTAATCTTGGCGATACCTAAGCTCTCGCCCCAATTCTCTAGCGAGTGACCGCTCTCTCTGCTTGGCTCTAATAGCCTGCTTACTATCAGCGTATCGTATACCTGCTTCTTCTTGATTCTCACCTTCCAGCAATTCGCTAGGACTGGCGCGTCGAAGCTCGTCCCGTTGTGCATGATAATCTGAGTACTGTCCTTTAGATAGTCCGAGAGTCCGTCGAGTGTGTTCCATGTCTTGATTTCCTGTGTGTCAATGTCTTTAGTAACCGCTAACCAGATTATTTTATGGCTTAGTGTTGTCTCAATGTCTAATACTACTCTTTTCATACAGATTCTCTTTAGTTAGATACATATTATAACACCTCCAGCACATCTAATTCGCATTCATTCAAGTATCCAGTCACTTTATTATAGTGCAGTCCAAACTTCTCACCTGTTGCACTGCCTGCATAACGATCTTTCAAGACCCTGAAGGTAGTTGTTTGACGAACCACAGGGTCAGCGGCTTGTTTATCTCGTTCCAAACCAAACATATAATGAGACCAGCGTGCAATAGCCCGTGAACCAGTAAAATGCTTCTCAAGAACCCTTCCTCCCTCTTCGTGAGCTTTACCTTCTGGAGTAGTAAGGTGACTGACAAAGTGAATGATGAGGCCATCAGACTGAGCGAGACTAGCCATATCTGCCATGATTCCATCAAGTGCTCTCCGTTCATCCTGTTCGTTAGCTGCCAATGCCGTTAAGTGGTCTAAATAGATCATTTTGATGTCATAAACCTTAGCAAAGTACTTAATGATACCCTTTACAGTCGTCCAGTCCATAGCACCGAAGTGCTCCATCATGTATAACTGCTTACGCGCATCAATGCGCTCTACACTCTCTTCATACTCCGTCCGTGTCCAGCCTGCATCAGGGATATGGTACAGCTTTCGGTCAATCTTTCCAGCTACTCGTTGAGCAGTTTCTACTACATTCTGTTCCAAGTAGATCACACCGACACGTTCGTTCAGGACTTCAATGTCATAAGCAATCTGTTGTGTAAATACATCAGTCTTACCGACACCAACACCAGCACCGAAGCCATAGAGTTCACCCTTACGTCGACCGTATGTGAGCTTAGTGAGGCTATCGAAGCACCAAGGTACACCAGCCACAGCAGGGGTCAACATACGCTCTTTAATATCGCTTATAGTGACGATACCTTCAGGTTTAAACTCTTCAGCCCTCCACCAAGCGTTAGTAAACTCTTTCTCCTTACCCTGTGAAAGGTAATCGCAAGCATCTTTAAAGCCTGACAAGTGCTTCATCACCTTAGCCTTACCTGAGAACAGTTCAGCCACTTCTTTAGAGGCTTTCTTACCCGGTTCATCACTATCAAAACAGATAATAATGCTGTCAAAGCTGTTGAGCCATTCAAACGATGCTTTGCAGTCCTTTAAAGCAGCCTGTGCTCCGTTGCGAACACTCACCGAAGGGTATAGGCTACCTTGCATCTGGAAAGCTGCTAGAGCGTCTAGTTCTCCTTCACAGATTGTGACGGCTTTACCACCAGAGTTAAATAAGCTCTGCCCGAACAAGACAGCTTCATTAAATGACCCCTTGATAGTGAAAGCTTTATCGGCAACGGTTCTAACTTTAGCAGCAACTGTGTCTCCTGCTCCGTTAGTGTAAGGATAAAAGTGTCGTCCATTGTCCTGTGTTACTCCATACTTATCACAAGTGTTGCGTGTGATGTTACGCTCAGGGATTGATTTGATAGTGCCTGTAATTTCCATCGGTACTGTGCTCTTGTTATGTTTAACGCTTGATTTACTGTAACTTACTCTGTCGCTGTCTTCGTCGCTGTTACCTGACGCATTCGCTGACGTGTAGGCGGTACAAATAGAGCAATAAGTGTGTCCATCACTGTAGAGAGAAGCTGCATCACTACTACCACACTGCGTGCATGGGATGTGTTTCAGAAACCGGCTCTTTGGCAGCGGCTGGATCGGTAGGTACTGTTTCATCATTGAAGGTATCTGGTTGAGATGTAATTGGCTTATAGAAAGTATTGAGTGTTTCAAATGCTCCTGATTTAAACTTCTTCTTAATGAGAGAAGTCCTCACCTCTTGTGCTCCTAAAGCGTAGTGATTCAGTGTGAACACACGAGCTACAGGGTGCTTAGGGTTACCAGCATAATAAAAGAACTTTGCTGGTGGTGTAAAGTGTACCACAGGTTTGTTATCAACATTCACTTCTTTTGCTAATAGTTTCATTTAATTACTCCTTAATGTCATTCATATTTACACAACCACGCATTACTAATCACCTTGAAAGAGTTCTCTGTATCACTAAGTGACTTGAACACCAAGCCCTCACGTTGAGAATCATTTAAGTTACTCTCACCCTCTGCCTGAAACAATAGAACACTCATGTCATATTCTAACTCAAATCCTTCATAGAGAACAGGAACATGGTTAAGTGCAAGCCTTCTACATACTTCCCGGCGTTCGTAAGGAGACATATATTCTTGTGTTTGAATATTGAATATATCATAGACAAAGAACATAGCCTTACTCAGACCATACTGATTACCTTGGATACCGGGGCCACATAGTTCACCCTGAATAGCAAAGTCCCAATACTTATCAAATTCAGCCATGCGTTCTTGAAGGCCGTGCCATTTGGCTACTTCCCAGAATGTGTTGCCTTCTGTGTCCTTTAAATCAATGTTACGGCTACATACACCGAACTCACCTTTGTGCTGATAGACAGTCATTGAACTACCGTCCAGCTTCTCAGTAACTTCCCACTTTACACCTTCTTGCTTCCATTCATCATATGCTTTTGACAAGTTCTGAATGCGTGCCTGATCTGTCTTAGGAATGAACGTAGGAAAGTTACCCTTAGCTGACCCCGCTAGGCAGGCTGGGATGGGCTTTTCATACAATTGAATACCTAGGTAGTCTGTCAGGTCTGTACCCTCTTCTACGGAGCCTATGCCATCTGTTACCAAGTCGAGCAACAATCCCTGAGAGATAATCCCCTTGAACTTCTTAGTCCGTAGCCGTTCACCCACTACATCATTGAACATCCGTTCTCTATTGCCTGCAAGGAAGGGTGCAAGCTGAATCGGAACCCATGAATCAATCTCAACATAGATTGCTAAGGTATGTTCTTTGAATTGACCCTTCTTCACAACAACATCCCAGCCCCCGATGCGGGCAAGTTCAATGAAGTCTGCACCCTGAATAGGTACGATCTGGTCAATGTTGCGTACAGTAGCTAGTTTACGTTCAGTCATTTTCAATCTTCCTGTGGTTGTTAAAGGTTCTTGCTCTCAATTCTTGTTTTGCATTTGGCTTCTCACTAAAC